ATGTAATACTTCCGGGTATCTTTGTTACTGTTGTTGGTGTTTTTGTTACCGGCGTTGTAGTTGGCTTCGTAGTAGGTGAAGTTATAGGCCCCGGGGTTGGCACTGGTGGCGTCGGTGTCGGTGTAACTTTACTTGGGCCTGCACCACCGGGTCCTGCACCACCGGGTCCTGCACCACCGGGCCCTGCACCACCGGGCCCTGTACCCGGTTCAGTACCTATGCCTGGTGTAGTACTTGTTCCAGGTTCAGTACTTGGACCTGTTGTAGTGCTTGGTGTAGGGCCTGCTCCCGGAACGGTTACCGGTACTATAGGATCGCCAGTGTACGTTGTTAAATTAGCAGTGTTGTACGTACTTGACGGTGTTGCTGCACCAGTTAAAAAGTTAGTCCAAAGTGAATCAAAATTATTTTGGTCAGGAGCTACTGGTGGTTTTTCCGTCGGGTTTTCAAGTGCTGCAATTGCCGCAGCATCTTGTGCAGCAGCATGGGTTTCGTCACTAATACTAGGGGTTCCAGCATTACTTGCATTACTTGTACTACCTAAGTTGGTAGGAGTAGCTTCTTTCGGTATAGGAATCATTGAAAGATTTGGTACACCACTTTCTGAACCCATTGGTACTTTATACGAAGATCCCGAGGGACCTTCTGTGTAAGTTCCAGCCAATTGAGCACCAGTATCTATTTCTTTTCCGGTGTTCGGATCTTTAATATACTCGTGCCACTTATTATCAGGACCTACTTTATAATATCCTGGAGTTGTCTGCTGTGGTGCAACGGTGCTTGGTGTCTGTTCAGCAGCTTGGGCGCTAGGGATAATAGCGTCACCAATTTCATCTAATACATTTTTAGTTCCTGTTAGGGTTCCGGTGCTTGCTAATGTTGGATACTGTGATTTTGCTTCATTCTCAAATGCCGCTTTATATACATATAACGGTACTGCCTCACCGTTACCTAACGAAATTGTTTTTGCCTTACTGACATCATTGGTAGGGGTACCATTTTCGTCTAAAAGCGTATTTATAGTAGTATTTAATTTATCTTTTATTGCACTAGCTGTATCTTTTAACGCAGACGAAAGGTTGGACGATATAATATTACCAACAATTTGTCCGGCGTTATTAACAACTGCTGTACCAAAATCTTGCCCGTTAAATGCGGCGCTCGTGCCTACCTGAGTAACCGCTTTAACTGCTTGAACTACACTGTTTAACTGACCAGGATTAAGACTATCAACAATATTTCCAGCGTAGTTAGCTAATGTGGAAGATGCTAAGCTGTTACCAATTAAACTTAATACGTTACCATTAAAGTTACCAGTCGCTGCGGCTGATACTGCCGTTGATATTGCGTTAGTTAAGACGTTAGAAATTTGAGTTGGTGATAACTTAGTAGCTTCAGAAAGTGTCTGTAAGGTACCTTCAGGAAGTATGCCATTCATTATTCCTAACGATGCAGCACCAACACCACCACCAATGGCTCCCTTAATGGCGGCCTGTGCTAAGTTAGTTCCATTTGCTGCGGCCAGTAATGTTGATGTGGCTGATCCTAAGATTGACCCACCAACTGCGGTAGCCATAGTGCCAGATAACCCAACTGAAGATCCAATTACGCTGGCTAACGTAGCTCCTGCGCCACCTAAACCACCTGCTCCTGCTGCGTCAGCAAATAGTGTGCCAGCTGCTGCGCCTGAAGCAGCGCCTGCTGTGGCTAAAGCTAACATGACAGCTAAACCATTGGCATTTAAGAAGTCACCAACACCACCCAAGCCATCGTTAGCTGTTTTAGGTGGCTCAATTGATTGTATGGTAACAGGTACTTTGTCTTTATTAACTAATAGCTGACCTTTAGGGTTAACTAAATACTCGGGAGTTATTAACGGTATATCAACGCCATTAATGTTAATGGAGGTTTGCCCATCCATCGTCCCTTTACTATAGGTATTATTTCTATAGCCGGTATTAATTTGTACTGAGTTGTTATATGTCGAGTACGGTGGCGTAGCTGAAATAATATCGCCGGTATTAGTATTAATATTTATTATACTTCCATCGGGTCTTTGGAAAAATCCAGGGGATACCATGGTGGAACCGTCTAATACTTTTATTGCGCCGTTATACCCTGTTGGGCTAACTTGTACAGCACCTGCTGTGTCAATAATATTTTTTGTATACTCAGTGACTAACTTGTCAACCTCTTCAGGTGTTTTACCTAAAGATGTTAAATTTGTTTTTGCCCGGTTAATAAACGCTTGCTCTTCTGGGCTGTCTAACATATTCTGAGCTAAATCAGCAATACTAGAACCTGCTAAAATTGCATTTTTGTTTGCTTCTAAACCAGCGGCGTCTGGCTCCCTGTGAAGAATTGCCTCGTATAGATCCGTTGCTGCCGCAGTAGCGGCTTGATCGGCAGCCACTGAGTTTCCCTGTGGCGTAAATCCATTGGCGGCGTAGTCTTGTGGGGCCAACCATGATGGAGCCGCTTGGTTGTCCATAGATGGTTCAGGTGCTGGCGCACTCCACCCCGGCGCATCTCCGCCTCCGCCAGTTACAACAGGCGCAGTATCAGGAACAAATTGAGCAGGAGCATCACCACCGCCGCCAACCCATTCGCCAGCGACGGGCTCATCTTCTACCCAGCTACTTGAATCGCCATTAGATACCCAACCCATAATCTTCCTTTAGCTCAGACTCTTTTCTTGGTTTGAGTCCAACACTTAAGCAACGATATTTTTTGCTTTGTCGGCCATGTACTCTTGGAATGCTTTCTCAAGTGCTGGGTTTAATTTGTCTAACTCATGCTTAGCTTTTGCTAAAACTGAGGCAGATACTGCCTGGTCATTGAGGTGCTTGAGGGTTTGTTGTCCGTGCATGATATTTCCTTTATGTTTGTTTGCTTCTATATACACTAATACGCGCTTTCCTGCTTTTACGTCCTAAATCAATGGCTTGGACCATTTATAATTAAAGTAACTTCCCTGGCCCAGTCTTGCCAATTTTCAAATATGTCTGGGTCCGGTATTGGGTACACAGAAAACGTTGAAGATTGAGCTATATTTTTAGCAGTGTTTTGCCAATTTTTTTCTATATTATAGGAGATGTTTTCTTCACCATAATACATAATAAAGTTTCCATTCCAGTCCTCCCATTCCATCCCATCTGGCACAAACGGAAAGAACTGCTGTATGCTAGCATTACTCAAGGTCTTTCATCTCCAAACTCACAAGTAATCAAATTACGGCCCATTTCGTAGTTACCGTCAATTTCATTAGATACAAATTTTAACCTAACTAGGCGGTGCTCAACGCGTAAGTCAATTTTACCAGTTTCCTGGTTAAAATAATAAGGCCCAGAATCTTCAGTTACAATACCGCCGGCAAACTTACGGCCTAAAATTGTTAATGACATGGTACCGGTTTGCAAGAAGTTTGGCTCAAAACGGCGCAAGTGCATGCGGCGGTTAATACCTTGCCGTGTGTCTTGGCTTGGGCTTCCTGTTAGCCAGCTAATGTCGCTTGTTGTTACACTGGAGTACACGGCAACTTCATCTGTAAGACCGGTTTGATTTTGGCCAAACTCATGTTGCCAGATATTAAAACCACCGTTTACCATATACGCCAAAGTACCGGCGGGCGCGGAGGGTGAAAATGTTCTGTTGCACGTAACTAAAGTAACTCCAGGGGTGCCGATAGTACTGTTAAATATATGTGTGCTTGCCGTAATTTTGTAGCTTGAGTTAAAGCTATTAGTTGGCGTAAACGTTAAGTAACTTCCAGGGGCAAACGTTGGTGTTACATCACCATCTAAATAAATTTGGTTGGCCGCCGGTGCAGCTAAACTGGCCGGGTTTGTTATGACTACATATGGCTTTGTAAATACCGGGAGGTAGTTCCAATCAGCCCATATTGGTGTTGGAAAAATTTCTGTAGTGTACCCACAAGACCGTTGAGCTCCGACTGCTGAGCCTGCGTCATACCATAATTTATCTTTTACGTTGTATATAATGGCGTCAGTACACTCAGTTGCAGTACCACGGGGGTAAAAAAACCAAATTTCATTGTAGCGCGGAACTTTTGTGGCCCATACTTTTTGGCGCTGTGAGTAGTTTAAATTATTAAACAACCAGTTTACATTTTTATCGTTTGGGACTACACTAACTTGGCCGTTATACATATAAAAACGGTCAACACCCATCCACCAATAAACGCCATCCATATCAACGATTGAGCTGGATGACATAATAGAGATCTGGCTAGATACAATATCGTACCGCCAATATAATGGCGCGGAGCCAATAAATGACACTCGTATCAAACTATCTGTTGCCCAAAATAAACCAGACGGTGCGTTAGTACCGCCCCGCACTGGCATACCCTTAACAATTTTAGAGCTGGCTACGTTTGTCTGGTTGGCTAACGCGCCATTCCAATCATAAAAATTCTGACTGTTATACGTAGTACTTACGTTGTTGTTAGCAATATATCCGTGTGATCCGTATACAAAGATAAACGGATACAACACACAAACACCACCGTCAACAGATATAGGTGCATATGTGGGGTTTTGCCCTTCGCTGTCTGATAGTCCTGTAAAATTCCAAGAGTTATTTGCGTCGGGAGTTACATTACCGACAAGGACTTGACTAGGAACACCGTTATCAATGTTTTCCAGGTTGTACCCTGGGTGTGCTATAACTTGTAGCTGGCCACCTTGTGGGCTAAACTGTGCGTCAAATTGCCACAATAGCCGGTATGGCCCTGTGCTTGGGTCTGGTGTAAATATAGAGTTTGCTACCCAGGCTTTTGTTGCTGTGCCACCAAATGACGGTGAAAATGTTACTACTGTGTTTGTTCCGCCAAACACTGACGTTGACACTGTATAAATTGTTGGGCTAGTAGACTGCGCAAAAATAACTTGTGTAGTGGCCGGGTATAAAGTTGTTACATCGCCTTTTACTGTAAATGTGGTTGTAGTATTAGATATTACCGTGGCGTAGGTAGTGCCCAACAACATGTTTGCCGCAAATGGACCACTACCTTCACCGTATGTTATTCCAGTTGTAAATACATCAAGCTCTTTGGAGTTACCCGCAAAAACATAGTTAATACCATTGTTTGGCTGTGAAAATAGCCCACGGTAAATACCAACAAGGCTTGTAAATAAAGTACGAAAACCACCAATTTTTTTAGCATCTCCACGCTGGAATCTACACCAAACACCGTCAGTAAACTCATCTGCTTGGAATACAGTACCGTCTCGCTTAATCCCCGGGGGGATGGCCAACGAAAAAATTTGTGTGTATTGCGTTGTGTCTTGCGCAATATTATCTGCTGCCATTTAAAATGTACCACCGCTGAGTAGTTGTGCAGTCAGCCTTGCGTTAACGGTTACTAATGGTTGGGATAAGTTGCTATTGTCCATTTCAACTATTTGTGTGGCGTTTGCAGTTAATCCTAAAATACTTGTACCAACTAAGTACATGCCGGTAGCGGTGTCGTTATTAAATGAAAACGACGGCAACGCTTGTGACCCATTGGCAGCGTAATATAGTCCTGTTGACGCTGTTGTCAATGAGTACAAGTTTGTACCGTCGCTTAATACAGTAATAATATTACCAGCGGGCAATACTAAAGGTGGCTGACTACTGCCTTGGTTTTGGAATGTAATGTTGTAATTTGTATGCCCAGTACTATTGGACAAAATATACAACTGTGTTATAGCTGGTAACGTTACTGCCAGTGTGGTTGTACGGGTATTAGATTGTGCAATATATGTTTGGATAATTGGCGCAAAAGATACTAAGCTAAACGTTGATCCAGCAATTGCATCTACGTCGTACGTCGCCGCGGTAAAGGTTACGTTTGATGGGGCGGTTAGACCAACAGTGTAAAAATTACTTGTAGATGAATCATACATAATGTACCCAGAATCACCTGGATTTGTCACTACAGATGTTAAACCATTAAGTAATGATGGTGTATTTGGGTTAATTGTTAATGCGCCAGTTCCGTTATTGCGAAACGCAATAAACCAACCAGTACTTAACGATGATGCTACTGGTAATGTAAATGTACCCGCACCAGCGTTCCACACAAACGTAGTGGCTCGGCTGGCGTCGTTTATCGTTGGGGACGATGTTACGTTGGCAATGTTTTGTGTTGTAGCTAGTTGACCACTTACAGTCGTTAAACCAGCACCGGCCAGTGTGGCCGCGTCGGCGTATGATGTGCCAGCAGCAAACTGAACGTTATTCCAAACACCAGCTGCGGTAGTGTTATCAGTAAGGTAAAAATATTTAGATATGCCAACGGGTACGCTAACTGAATTTGCGCCGGTATTGTCAGTAATTACAAACGCGTTTGCGCCTAAGTTACGGAACAGTATATCAGACCCAAGGGTGCCCTGGTTTGCGGCAGGTAACGCAATAGTTAAGCCAGTAGTTGACGCAACGCAATCAATAATACGAGCAGCAACCGGCGCTGTACCGCTTACTGTTTGTGGCCAATACAGTGTTTGGTTTGAGCTAAACGGCAGCGCTAAATAAGATACGTCTGTTGGGGTAACAACTGTACCGGTAAATGGCGATGTGTAGACTGGTGTAGTCATATCTTAAGGTTCCTGGATTGTTACATTTCGGTCAATGCGGCGAGAATTATCTTCTTTTTTGATCGCTGCAACGGCGTCGGTATAGTATTGTTTCCACACAGGTAGTTTATCTAAAGCCTTTAAGTACCCCTGTGCTTGTAGTAATGCGCCATATAGCATTGCCTGTGGCGCTATAGATGTCCACAAATTTTGTTGGTTTTGTGCATCTAATGGTTGAATCTCAGCATAATAAATAATTTCTACTGGGTATGTTTGGTCTGGCAACGGAGCAAAGTTCCAGTTGCTATAATCATAATCTGCGTAGTACAAAGGTTTTCCGCCACTAGACTCAGCTAAATACTGGGCCACATAGTCTTGGCTACGGATTAGTATTGGCTGTCCGTTAACTTTCATGCTAACAGTCTTACGCCAACGAACTGGTTTATTTAACGTAGATTGGTTTGTCGCTAAACTTGTTTCCACAACAATCAGTTGTAAAAAAGTTTTTAATTCTGCGGCAATCGACGACTCAGCCAACGCAATTAAGTTAGGGATCTGCGCCACGAAATCGGCGTCGTTCCTTTCCATATATTCTTGTATATTTTTTACAAGCGAGCTGTATGTCATAATTACTGACATTTTAATTCCCTTGTAAATATGTTATTTTTGTGCATTTTACTTTTTCCATTTACGCAAGAGTATACATTTGATGTAGTAAACCCAGCTAAAATAATTTCTTTGGCACCGTTTAATCTTTGCTGTTTGCCGGTTTTACAATTTGTTGCAATAATTGAACCTTTAAAATTTGGATTAAATTTGCCTTGTAACAGTTCGCCTTTTTGAAAGTAATAATTATTTATTCCGCTTTTTTTAGCTTTTGTTTTATCACTGCGTTTTTTATTTTTTTGACTTGGGGGCATTCCCCCACCTGGAACAATATTCCATCCCAATCCGGCTATATTTCGTAGTTTGTTTTCAATGTCAAGACAATATTTTTCATCCGCAATCAACACGATTTCTTTAACCAAATTTTTCCAACCATATTTTTTAATTGCGTTTTTTAAATGAGTGCTATTTGTGATACCTTTTGAATGGTCTGACCATCTTCTGTTAATATTATTTGAAATACCAACATAGCCTTGACTAAACATGTCAGTATGATCTTTATGACGAATCCAGTATAAAGAAGTTCTCATCTCGTATAATAACTCACGTTTGGAGTTAGGTAAATTGGTGACTTATCACGATCTTCATCTTCAAATTGGGTTCTGGCTTCTAACGCTAATTTTTCTAAATAAGCAACTCGTGCCATATCAATGCCAGGTAATTGCATTGCCAGCTTGTGTGACAAAGCTGCCTGGAAATAAGGAAGTACGCGGTCAGGCATGTAAAGTTCGTTTGTCAATGATCCAACATCCTGTGGTTGTAGCTCTAGTATTGTTGAGAATACTTGGAAGTTGTTATTAGGTACAGGCCACAAATACATCTCAGGGTCAATCTGGCGGTTAAACCAGTATTGTAACGAGCGTTGGCTCGGGAATTGTTTGTTTGGTAACGAAAAATAATCAGTGCGGTTTAGCCGTGCCATTGGGATAACTTGCTGTGACTGGGCAAACTGAATAGAACGCAATGAAAATGTTGAACCAGTGGTGCGGTTGTTTAACCGGTAATAATAAAAGTTTTGTGTTGGGTCAACAGCAAAATACGCCCATGCACGGTCTGCTAGTGTAGTTGCTGGTAACGATTCCCAAGTAGTCCACGTAATACCGTCGTTGCTTACTTGTAGATCCAGATTATAAGTAACACTCCCGCCAGGAGCATAAGCGTTAAAACCAACATAAAATATCCTTGTTCCTTGGCTATAAGATGCGCCAAAATAGTTTTTAGATAATGTAGATGTAGCATGCAAGCTCAGGTCGGCGTTTGCTGTCTGGTCAAATAATACTGGTGAGCTAGTGTTGTCAGTGGGGAGTGCCGCTGTGATGGTTGGGTTTACAATATAAACCCAGTTAGCTTCTAGTACATCAACCGTGTTGGTTGGCATAGTTAGAACTTGCTGGTTTGTCTGGGCGCCTAAAATAACAATTTTTTGGAGCCAGATATTGATACCGCGGTTAGCGGAGTTTTGTAGTATATAGAAAAGCGCTTGTTTGCCAGCGTTAATGTACTCAGGCGTAATCTCTTCTGCCGTCTTACCCGCGTCGCGGTAGGCGTACGAGATCAGCTGGTCTACGTTAATCTTTGTTTGGTTATACGTATTACTGTATGCCATGGATTAACGCCCTCGACCGGCTGACCGCTTGTTTACTTTATTGGGCAATTTGTTGGACGCGGGGCCAGCTTTAATAAACTCTTTAGCAACTTTTTTAGGGATGCCAAGAGTGCTTTTGCCAGCCGCCGCGGCGTACATTGCACCTTGTTGTTGTTTGCTAACTATTGGCAAATCGTTCTCCTTGATATTTTTTACTTGTTAGACCGCCAAAAAACTGAACAGCTGCAACATGTAATTTTTTGTGACAATCTTCACACAAAGTAACACCGTTGCTTAGTTCCCATTGCAGTTTTGGAAACAAACTATACGGGGCTTTATGGTGTGCATGCAATTTTCCGCCTATTTTTTGACAGTTTTTACAAGTGAATTTGTCTCGGCTAAAAACAAAATTTCTCCAAGTAGTCATTTCCGGACGAGCTCGACTTTTTAATTGTGTTCGATCTTTTATCCATTTAGGATGAGATTTGCCCTTATGCGCTTTTTTAGCATTTACTTCCGGTGTGTTATTTTTATCCCAAAGTAAAGACATATCGCGCAATTTTCCGGTTTTTATACCTTTACAACTGTGGCTGCAATAATTTTTTCTTTCAATATCGCGTGTGTTGTTAAGCTGCAGTTTAATCCCGCATTCTTTGCAATGTTTAATTACATATCTAAATGCAGAACTTTTTGATAGCATGATTAACAGCTTTTTTTAGCTTTGCCGCCGCGTTTCATTGGTGACAATCCTGGTGCGGGAGCTGGTGCAGTTGGTGCAGGCGTTGGAGCTGGCATTGGTGCTTGGTTTTGTGCTTCGGCCATTGCGCCTTGAGTTAATGCAGTGTTACCGCCTAAGCCACCTAAGAGAGCTGCTTGTTCGGCGGCTTTTTTCTTTGCGATCATGTCCATGCGGGCCTGTGCAATACGGTTCTGCTCCGGTGTGCCCATTACGTTGTTTTTCAATGATGTGCCGGCGTTGCTAATGGCGTCCATAATGCCGCCGTCGGCCATTTTCTTAATCTTGCCACCTTTTTTGTAAGCGTCTGGTCCTTTAGCGCCAGATGGGGCAGCTGCTTTTTTACCAGATTGCTTGCTCTTAATATATGGGTCTTCGTGGCCAGATAGTTTGCTTTTTTCTTTAGCTACGTCAGAGCCTTTAAAGTTTGGCTTAGTTGCCGCCTTAGATGGGGCAGCTGCTTTACCTGGTTTGATGTCTTTAGTTTTTTGAATGTTATCTAAATCACCAGAAGATTTTTTGGCTTCGTATACGTTATTGACTGTACCGCCAGCTTTGTATTTGTTTACCGTACCAACGGTTTTCTTTGACCGGCCACCTTTACGTAATTTGATCTCGGTTGGCTCTTTATCATGCTCAGCTTTGTCATGTTGTTTAAATGCTTTTTTGATGAGCTTTTTGTCTTCGGCAATATCAGCGGACTCTACTTCACCACCTTTTTTCATTTTGCCGCCGTAGCACATATTCTTGGTCTTAACAGTGCCGCCTTCTTTGAAGTGCTGCATCTTAGGTAATTTTGTAAAGCCTTCCATGGTAATTCCTCGAGGTTAAATTGTTAATAGGGTGATCAATCCCTTATATCTACTAATACGCTAAAACGGGCTAAATCGCCCCTAAAAATAGTGCTCTTTCACGCTTGCGGCGCTTTTCCAAAACAGCTGGTTTGTTCCACAACAGTATTGCATCGGCGGCCCCAACATAGTCATTTGCATTGAGCCGCTTTACTACGGTAGAGTTCTTAAAAGGAACCTCTCCTATGTTGAAGCAAAGGCTGTATAGGGCGTCGTATTGAGGTTGTGTAAGGGGTACCCTCACCGCACTCGCTACGGCGTCGTCACACCACCTTAAATCGCTTTGTAAGAGCTTTTCTACATCTTCCTGAGTCAGCGTGGCGTTCATTAGGTGTGGCTCGTTGGATTTGATGAGGTGGCCTACGCCAATTGTCCATAGCCCCTTGCTGTCTTGGTACGCCCTGTATCTGACGCCCTCTTCCTTGGTTATAAAGGATAGCGTTGATTTGGCTATTGCCATGATGTTCTCTTCTATGTGCGTGTAACGCTCGGTTAGGTGGATAGCCGCAAATATACCTATGGCCCACAGTACCGCAATAATTGATCTGTTCATAAATACTCCTTATTTTGCGTCAGACTACTAATACGCAAATTAGGGATTATTTAGCTACTTGGTCGTATTGGTTGTAGCAGGCTTCGAGGGCTGTGCGGATGATGTCGGCTCTGGCAGCTTCCCTTGTAAGAAAGATTGCATCATCGGCGTAAAGGGTTGCCCCAGTGCAACTTTGTCCATTGCTGGTAATCGTTGCGGGCCGGCTGGGGCGTTTACGCAACTCACTAACAGCGTCAAACAACTTAGAATTAATAGCAGCGATCTGTTCATCTTTGTTTTTCCTTATTTCGTCTGTAGCAGCCTGATGGGCCTGTTCTTGCTTACGAGCTAACTCAGTCTGCTCTAGTTTATATTGGTTAAATACCGCCGCCTCTAGCTTGTGGCCCAGTGTAAAGCCACCACCAAAAGATAGCGCTATAGCTGCGGCAATTCCAATTAAAAAGTACGGATTTAATCCAAACATTATTCTTTTCCTGTTTCGTCTGGTTCGGTTTTGCCCTTCATGGCAACTGCAGCGCCACTAGCGCCAGTCACGATGCCAAGGGCCTCAGCAACTTCGCGCAGGCTGATGGTGGAGTACATCACTTGGTATACAGCCAGAGATATAACAGCAATAAACCCAAGCAGCCAAGTAACCCGGCCAATATCATAAGTAACATTGTCTTTTCCAGT